AACAGCGCTTATACCCATGAAGTCTACACAGCTAAAAAAGTCACGCAAATTTAACAGCATGATTATGGCGCAGTGTGACAGAGATGGGTTTGCACGGTTCGCGTATAAGTTCCGTATGAAAACCCTTGGTGAGTCTAATGACAAGGGCTCATGGCACGGTTGGGAAATGCAACTTGAAGGACCGCTTCTTGATGAGGACACTCAGAAGAAAGATCCTACTCAGTTTGCAAAAAACTTAGCGACATATGAACAGGCTAAAGCCTTCTCTGAAAGCGTCCAGTCGGGCTCCGTTGAAGTAAAACGTGAGAATGAGGAAGACTCTAAAGATAAGATACCGTTCTAAGTAACGTATCATGTCTTCAGCTGATAAATTTGCTGCTATCTTTAACGGCCTACAACTAGCCTACGGCACGTTTAAGATAGATAAAAAGCAACTGAACGGTAAGAGCACGGGCCGCGCTGCAATAGTACGCGAACCACGGACCAAGGAGCTCTGGGAAGGGCACTTGTCAGGCAAAGGTAGGGCCGTTGGTATCATACCTATCAATGAAGACAACAGATGTGTTTGGGGGTGTATTGATGTTGATCAGTACCCCCTAGACCACAAAACACTAATAGATAAGATTAGAAAACTTAAACTGCCGCTGGTCATATGTCGATCTAAGTCAGGCGGCGCACACTGTTTCTTATTTACAACAGAGTGGATTGACGCCAAGGATATGCAGTTTACGTTACAACAGGTATCCGCTGCACTAGGGTATGGTGGCAGTGAGATCTTTCCAAAGCAGATAAAATTACATTTAGACCGCGATGATGTGGGCAACTTTCTTAACTTGCCTTATTACAATAGTGAAGACGGTCTGCGCTACGCTATCAAAGATGATGGCACCAGCGCTACCCTAGACGAGTTTATTGAACTTTACGAACAATATAAACAAACGCCCGAACAAGTAACAAAGCTACAGATAGGGGGCGAAGCCGAACAGCACCAGCTTACAGATGGACCCCCTTGTCTACAGATATTGGCTAAGAATAAAATATCAGAGGGCGGTCGTAACAATGGCTTATTTAACTTGGGCGTCTATCTACGCAAGGCGTATCCAGACAGCTGGGAATCCGAGATATTGAAATACAATATGGAGTATTTAGAGCCGCCTCTACCACTAAATGAGGTAAACATTGTAGCAAAGCAGCTTGAAAAGAAAGATTACGTATACAAATGTAGCGATGCGCCCATCAATGCGCATTGCAATAAAACACTATGTCTTACACGTAAACACGGTGTAGGCGCCGCCGTACAGGGCGCTGTGATTGCAAACTTACGTAAATATAACTCTACACCGCCTGTGTGGTTTGTTGATGTAAACGGTGAGCCGCTGGAGATGGACACCGACGCGCTACTAAACCAAGCCACGTTTCAGCGTTCTTGCATGGAGCAACTAAACTTTATGCCACGTTCTGTATCAAAGATCCTATGGGAAAACCGTATAGGTGGCTTGATGCAAGAAATGAAGGACAATGAAAGCGCTATCATAGAAGTAGCTCAGGACGCCAGTATAACTGGCCAGTTTTATGATTACCTAGAGGATTTCTGTCGGCATATGCAACAGGCTCAAGATAAGGAAGAGATCTTATTGAAGCGCCCATGGACAGAGGAAGAACAGCAAAAGACATACTTTCGTTTAAAAGACTTTGATGCGTTTCTGAAACGCAACAAGTTTTTTGAATATAAGAGCCACAAGATAGCGCAACGTTTGCGCGATATGGGTGGTGAAAGTGTGGTTTTAAAGATTAAAGGACGGCCTATTCGTGTATGGCAGATACCGTCTTTTGATGCTGTAAACGTGGAGCTCAACGCTCCTGATTTTGGTGCTCAAGAAAACAATGAGGTGTTTTAATGTTAAAGGCAGACGGATTTGATGAAGCTTTCCTTGGCGTCGCGCAGCGTTTTGGAATGGAAGATGTTATAGCGTATGATAAAGACCAGTGTATCGCTATTTTATGTAAACGCGACGGTATGGATTATGAAGAGGCATTAGATTTCTTTAACTTTAACGTCATAGGCTCGTGGGTTGGTGAAAAAACACCCCTCTTTGTAAAAAGATACGGTAGCATGAAAGAGTTTGAAGAAGATTGGGCATTTGACATATCAGGATAAAAACATGATCAGTAAATTTTGGAAAAGAAATAACGAAATGTACGACCTACGGAAGAATAGGGAAATGACCCTTACGGCCATAGGTAAGAAATACGGGCTGACACGCGAGCGTGTGCGCGTGATAGTTAACAAGATAGCAGAGAGAAATGCGGACAAAGATATTCAGGATATACGGCCCACCGGGAACAGGGAAGACAACAGCTCTACTGAATAAGGTTGATGAAGCGTTAACACAAGGCATATCTCCCTCTAAAATAGGGTACTTTGCCTTTACACGCCAAGCGGCTTATGAAGCAGTAGACCGTGCGTGCCAGCGTTTTGGTTTTAACGAAAGCCAATTACCTTGGTTTCGTACTCTCCATAGCTTTGCCTTGCGCTTGTCAGGTATTCGTAGCGAACAAATCATGCAACCCGAGCACTATAGAGAGTTATCTGATGCCATAGGTATTAAGATTGCAGCTGATAAATTAGAAAACACGGATAGTTTATTAGAAAGTAAAGCCAACAGCGATCCTTACCTTAGTATCATTAACCTAGCACGGCTGCGTAAGGTGTCCTTACAAGAGCAATATAACAAATCAGATACAGAAATAGACTGGATAAGCCTGTCTTATGTCGCACGATCCCTACAAAGCTATAAAAACAGACTGAAACTATATGATTTCACCGATATGCTAGAGGTGTTTGTTAATGAGAGCTCACGCTTCTGCCCTAACCTTGACGTAAGTTTTATTGATGAAGCTCAAGATTTATCTCCACTACAATGGGATGTCGCGCATATAATAGAGCAATACTCCGAAAAGATATATTGTGCTGGTGACGATGATCAAGCCGTATACAAGTGGGCAGGCGCGGATGTTGAACACTTTATAGGGCTGAATGGCGGTTATGAGGTATTAGAGCAATCGTACCGTGTACCACAAAACATACATCCTATTGCCTCGCGTATATCTAAACGTATAAACAAGCGCGTACCAAAGAGTTATCTGCCACGCCAAGAGGACGGTATACTTAAAAGAATATATGATGTGAATGATTTGGATCTAGCAGAAGGATCTTGGCTGGTTCTAGCTCAGGCTGGGTACTTTCTCTACGATATGATGGAAACATTACGCAGCCGTGGGCACCTATTTATGTATCACGGCCATCGTTCCATATCACAAAAGATAAGCGAAGCGGTTAATGGTTGGGAACAAATGCGTAAAGGCCGCCAGATTAGCGCCCACGCTGCACGAACCGTGTATATGTATATGTCCGTCGGTAAACGCATACGGCGCGGCTTTAAGAAACTACCCCATGTAGCAGAAGATGATATGCTAGGATTACAGGACCTACAGCAAAACCATGGATTATTAGCTACAGAGGACATGATATGGCACGAAGCCATGGATAAACTACCTGATAGTGAGCGTGCTTACGTCACCGCTCTACTACGACGCGGCGAGAAGTTTAATAGCACGCCCCGTATAACATTATCCACGATCCACGGATCAAAAGGTGGCGAGGCCGAAAATGTGGTGCTATTTACCGACGTATCTCCTGCCGCCTCGAAAGCAGCAGAGAGTGACCCCGACGAGCTACACCGTGTATTCTACGTTGGTGTAACACGAACTAAAAAAAACTTATATTTAATCGAGCCAGAAGACGCATTGAGGAGTTACATAATATGAACAGGAAAGACATACTAGCAAAAGCCGAGAAGATGATTAACGGCCCACGGGCCAAGGATTACGGCGATGCCCACGAGAACCACAAACGCATAGCAAAGCTGTGGTCGGTTATACTCGAAAAAGAGGTGACCGTATCGCAAGCCTACCAATGTATGATAGCGGTCAAGCTGTCACGCCTGATAGAAACACCAGACCATGAAGACAGCTGGCTTGATATCTGTGGCTATAGTGCTCTTGGAGGAGAAAAATAATGGCGTTGCAGTTGGCGTTTGACACGCCAAAGTCAGAGTGGCTTCCGCCTAGTGAGCTGCCAAACATATTTGATGCCAAGCAGATAGCTATAGATGTCGAAACACGTGATCCCAACATCAAGACAATGGGGGCTGGTTGGGCAACGGGCGATGGAGAGGTGGTTGGCTATGCTGTGGCCGTCAGCGATTGGTCAGGATATATACCTATCCGCCACAAGTATGGCGGTAATCTGGACGAGCGTGTGGTAAACAAGTGGCTAAAGAAAGTCTTTGAAAGCCCAGCGGATAAAATTATGCACAATGCCCAGTATGATGCTGGCTGGATACGGCGCATGGGCTTTACGATCAATGGCCGCATCATAGATACCATGCTCATAGCATCCCTCTTGGACGAAAACCGTTTTAGCTATAGCCTAAATGCGCTGGCTTATGATCATCTGGGTAAGGTAAAGTCTGAAAAGAACCTGATAGAAGCCGCACGCGGTTTTGGTCTGGACCCAAAAGCCGAGCTCTGGAAGATGCCAGCCATGTATGTTGGCCCCTATGCCGAGGGTGACGCCGAGCTCACACTCGAACTCTGGAACTATTTATCTGGTCAGCTGGGTAAAGAAGATCTGTGGCCCATCGCTAATCTTGAGCTCGATCTACTGCCGTGCCTGATTGATATGACATGGCGCGGTGTTCGTGTAGACCAAGATAAGGTCGAGCGTACACGCAATTCGCTCCTGAAGCGCGAAAAAGAGATACTGGGGCAGATTAAGAAACTTGTGGGCCATGACATCGAAATATGGGCTGCCGCTTCCATAGCGAAGGCCTTTGAGGCTCTCAGCATCGAATACCCACGCACAGAGAAAGGTGCACCATCGTTCACGAAACAATTTCTGAGTGATCACAGTCACCAGCTACCACAGTTGATTGTCCAAGCGCGTAACCTAAACAAGACCTCGGGCACCTTTATTAATACCATTATGAAGCATTGTCACTCTGACGGACGTATACATAGCCACATCAATCAAATACGATCCGATGACGGCGGTACTGTGTCAGGGCGTATCTCTATGAATAACCCGAACCTACAGCAGATCCCAGCACGGGATCCTGAGCTTGGTCCTATGATTCGCTCTCTGTTCCTCCCCGAAGAGGGCGAAAAATGGGCCGCGATTGACTTCTCGCAACAGGAACCACGGATCTTGGTTCACTATGCGTATGTGTATGGTAAGAGCAAAGGGCTCACGCTGGACGGTGTAGAAGAATTTGTCCACGGCTATCGGAACAATCCCGATATGGACTTCCATACAATGGTGGCAGAAATGGCACAGATACCCCGTAAGCAAGCAAAGACAATAAACTTGGGCCTGATGTATGGCATGGGTGTTGGCAAGATGTCGGACCAGCTGGATATCACGCTAGATGAGGCCAAAGAGCTCGTGCGTCAGTATCACACACGAGTGCCCTTTGTTAAAATGCTAATGACAGGCGTGCAGAATAGACTAAACGACAAGAGCAGCAGCGGCTCCATACGA